AAAAAATTCAATTGACAAAGCCACGAACACCGCTCGAAAGGGTGGGCGCAATGTCAAGAATGCTGTTGTTGAAACCTTTGCGCAGGTCAAATCTGCACGGGGTGCCCCAGCGATGCGCGTCCCTAGGGATGATGCCCGTATTCCGGCCGTCGTTTCTTTTGAAGCTGCAACTCCTGAGGGCAAATCGCTTTCTCAACGCTTCCGTGAAGCTCGTCGTAATGGCGGGGGTCGCATGGCAAAGATCCGGTATCGCCGCAGAGGCCAGTCTGGTTCCGAATGGGATTATGACTATGTCTCCGCTGAAAATGCTGAAGCTCTTGCAACGGGCCTCTTCTCTGATGGGTATGATGTCTACTATGACCCCATGCCTGAAGACTTCGAGTACTTTGATGATTTCGAAGATGACCAATATGGTTATGATTATGACCAAGGTTATTACGATGACCGTGACGCCTATGATGAGTACGAACGACAAATGTTTGAGGACTTAATGGACATGCCTGACCGACCATCACCTTTTATGATGGAGGGGCGCCAGCCTAAACCCCAACTTGAGGGCAAGGCTTGGAGTACGCCTCTACCGAAGGCCCCCAAAAAGAAACCTCAACCTAAGAAATCTCCCCAGGAAGTTGAAATTCCGGAGGGCGTTATCAAATGCGAGACGGTGCCCATGGACGAAAGTTCTTTGAGTGCTCTCTCAGCCAACCTCTTTGTTATTCTTGATCCCAAGGAAAACGAATTGATTTGCTTTGCCACCCGTGTTGGTGCTCACATCACCACCGTCTGGCACGTTTTTGATAAACGCGACCAAACCCTTGAGACGGGTTACAAGATCACCACCCTCAATGAGGCCCAAATTCGGGTCCACAAAGGGCAGTATGTTGTTGCCAACAAGAACCCCAAGTCTGTTGGTTTTACCGTTTACCGGTCTGGTTGGTCAGTAGACCTCTGCGTAGTTAATGCGCCTATTGTTGGAAAAGGCAAGTTGATGGAGGCATTTGGAAAAGCTCTCACTTTGAGTGAGGCAAAACCTTTTACCGCTGTTTCCGTCCCCAATGTCGCTAGCCAGCAGTTTATGCGCGGCAACGTTACTTCAATTGACGGGGCAAAACACGTGATCCACGTTACGGCGTCTACGGGCGCTGGAGTGGGGAGCTGTGGGCTGCCCTATCTTTCCTGGTTTGAAGGGAATGACAAACCCACCATTGTTGGCATTCATCGTGCCAGCACTCCAGCCAAAAATCTTGGCATTTCGACATCTGGCATCAGGACTCTGATGACCGCGGTGAAGAATAAGCCAAAAAACTAGACGACCCCCTAGGGCCGGCTGAACTTTCAGCTGGCCTATTAGGGGGTCTGGCCGATCCGTGCCACCGGGTCGGACCTATCCGTTTAGTGGCTGGGGAATGGGCGGACGATACTTCAATTGTTACTGTTGGAGCGGTACCTAACTACCGCCTGAAACAAACTACGAAGTTTGTCCAAAATCCCTTCTTTCCCCGATTCAGCAAACTCGCTGACCCCAAAAAATGGGGGCTTGCTAGAGTGGATCTCACCCAACAGATCTTTCAATCTTTTGATCGTTTCAATGCTGGTATTGGACTCAGACCCGATGAGTTCATTGAATCTTGTGTTGCAGATGGTCTTGATGAGTTCTCAAGGATGTTTTCCAAACAACTCTCTCAGACTCCCTCTTCAGTAGCGGAAGTTATTGGCTACCTCGATGCTTCGAAATCCGCCGGATTTGGACACGGGGGTACAAAGCAGACATTTATGGATGCTCACCACCCCCTTCTTGTCTCATATCTGGAAGATCTAGATCTCATGGACACCTTACTACCCATCTGGGCTGTTACAGGCAAAGATGAACTGCGAGCTAAAGAAAAGGTCGTTCGGACCATTCAGGCTCCACCAGTCATATTCCAAGCTTGTGTCCAGAAATACTGTAAAAAGGCCACCGAGGCTCTTTTCTCAAGTCCTACTTTGGGCCCTTTTAAGCCGGGCATCGCCATACCCCAAGAATGGGAATGGATTGTGCACCGCCTAGAGGCCTATTCAGGTCAGTTTGGGGACTTCACGACTCAGTACATGATGGCTGACATCAAAACATTTGATGCAGGACAACCACCCGCTGTTAGGAAGTTCTCTCTTAAACTCCGGTTGAGGCACTTGAAAGTGACTCCCCTTGAGAAAGAGCATGTTGAAAAACTGTTCCGAAACCTAGTTTACCGGGTCAACCTCTTACCCGACGGAAGCTTAGTGCTTACCCGTCAGGGCATGGGAAGTGGTGACCCAAACACCACAAGTGACAACTGCTTGAATCATCTTTTTGAGTGGTTCGTCATGTGGAAACTAGCGAAGAAGAACCCCCACAAGTTCAGTCTGTTCGTTGAGCAGACTGGCATGTGCTTGTTTGGTGATGACATCGTCGCCGCAGCTCATTCCGAAATACATCTTGCGTTCTACACCTTCGCGAGGGATAATTGGGAGAAGACATTCGGTACGCCGATCAAAATGTTCTTCAATTCTGATATCTCGAAGGTGGATTTTTTGGGACGAAGAAGTGCCACGGATGACGAGTTTGGTCGATATAACTGTGTCCCAGCTGATCCTATCAAGCTGGCCTCCAGCCTCATCTTTAAAAG